TGTGGATTACCAGTTAAATAAACATCTTGAGCACCATATGCAACTAATTGTAAAAGACCTCCTCCCATTATATACTATATATCTAATTATAACAAAGAAAAAATAATTTTAGATTTTTAACATAATAAAACTTAATTAGAGTAAGCAATACCACCCATACCGGATAATATACGTAAAACGTTATAATTTACAGCATATATTGATAATTCTGATACTTTCGCATCTGAAAATTCTAAATCTAAAGTAGCAGTATCTATTCTAGACATATTTAAAGTTCCGGATGGTTGATGTTCTTCAGGTTTTAACGCAAATGAATAAACATTGATACCACGGTTATTAGGAATATTTTCGTGATGTTGGAAAGGTTGTACTAAATTGAAATAATCACCATCTCTCGCATAAAATCTGTCATTGCCATTTAATATTAATTTAGCTGAACTTACACGATTTGTTTCACCACTGTTTGGACCAAACTTTTTAGCTATATCTTCATAAGAAGATATTATATTTTTAGGGTCGTTGCTGTCCCCCGTAGCAGATATATCATATAATTCAGTAACTCCTGTAACATCATTTGTATAATTCATCCAGCATTTATTAGTAGACATGCCATGACCAACCCAAACTAATTCTTTTACAGGATGATTGAAATTTAATTTAACTTTTGCTTTATTGTTAGGTACAGATTCTTTACCAGTAAATTGTAATTGTTCAATTAAATATTCGTGTGAAGATTGGGCGAATTTACGTCTTTCATCGGTATCTAAATAAATATAATCAATCCATAATTCTGCTTTTAATCCAGTTAAATCATCAGACCCATAGACAGCACAATTTCCACCGCTAGCAAATTCTATAGTAAGTTTTACTTCATGATATTGTAAAGCTATTAAAGGTAATGCTAAACCAATATTTCTACAGAACCAGAATTCTAAAGGTACATACATTTTTCCTGATACTACTCCACCGGCACCACCAACCATTTTATAATAACCTTCTTTTTTGCCTACTGGTAAAGATAATTCGTTCCAGATATACATCCAATCAGAATAATGTTTATCTATTTTTTGACCACCAATTTCTACTTCAGCTGTTTTAATAGCACGTAAACCTAAATAAGGAACTGCAATTTTAGAACTTGCTAAAGTATTGTCTGAATGATGATCAGTTTCACAACTCATAACTAAATAAGCTCTTGAGATTAAATCACCATTTCTTGATATAGTAGCGGTTACACGTTGACCGAAACTTACGGAACCGTTAAAAGTTTGTTGTATAGATTCTAAAGCAAAGTTAGTGTGTCTTCTATAAACAACTTTGAAAAAGGTAATTTGTGGATTACCAGTTAAATAAACATCTTGGGCACCATATGCAACTAATTGTAAAAGACCTCCTCCCATTATATACTATATATCTAATTATAACAAAGAAAAAATAAATCTAGATTTTTAACATATTAAAATTAATTAGAATAAGCTAAGCCACCCATTCCTGACATTATACGCAAAACGTTATAATTTACAGCATAAATTAATAAACTACCAGTTTTTTTACCCGAACTATCATCTATTTTAACATTTAGATGAGCACTATCTATTCTTGACATATTTAAAGTTCCAGATGGTTGATGTTCCTCAGGTTTTATAGCAAATGAATACACATTAATACCACCATTCTTAGGAATATTAGTATGGTGTTGATATGGTTGAACTAAATCAAAATAAGAACCATCTCTTTTAGCTATACGATCAGTACCATTTAATTTTATATCACAAGAAACAAAAGGATTTTTTCCCCCTTCCCCATTATCTGGTAATTCTTCACTTGAATAATTATTCCAATTAGCAACGTGGTTCTTTTTACTATCTATGTTATCTTGTGGCCATTTAGAAACCCATATCAATTCTTTACAAGGATGATTAAAGTTTAATCTTATTTGTTGATTATATTGTTCTTCTCCTGTAAATTGTAATTGTTCAATTAAATATTCATGAGATAATTGAGCAAATTTTCTTCTTTCATCGGTGTCTAAATAAATATAATCCACATAAATGTTACATTCAAATGGGTCTATAGTTGTTACAGGATTATTATCAGGATCACCTAAAGCATTTACATTATACGCTATTTCACCAGCAGTTGAAAATTCTATTTTAAATTTTACTTCATGATATTGTAAAGCAATTAAAGGCAATGCCAAACCTACATTTCTACAAAACCAAAACTCTAAAGGAATAGATAATTTTGTTTTATAATTAGATAATACTTTAGATAAATAATCACCATTTGCCCCTACCATTTTATCATAACCAAATCTTTTACCAATAGGTAAAGATAATTCATTCCAAATATACATCCAATCTGAGTAATGTTTATCTACTTGTTGACCACCTATTTCGCATACTACACTCTTTAATATTTTTAATCCTAAATAATCTACATATTTAGTTTTATTACTACTGTTTATATCAAAACTTAATCCTTTTATATCAAGTTCAACATAGGAACGATTTATTAAATCACCATTTCTGGATATTTGACAAATTATAGTATTACCATATTCAGCTTGTCCATTGAAAACTTGTCTTATAGATTCAATGGCGAAATTAGTATGTCTTCTATATACAACTTTGAAAAAAGTAATTTGTGGATTACCAGTTAAGTAAACATCTTGTGCACCATACGCAACTAATTGTAATAGACCGCCGCCCATAATATATAGTATCTTATACTAATACATTAGAAAAAAATATTTAGATATAAAAACATGTTTTATTTAAAATAATATACATTAAACAATGTTTAAAGATAAAACTTCAAAAAAAAGAATAAATAATACGGCCAATAAAGACAATTGTACATTAAATATAATGCATTTAAATATAATTAAAGATTTTGAAAATAAAAAAAAGGAATATGATGATTATATAGATAAAAGAGATTATTTAAATAAAAAAGTAGATTTTCTTTCTTCAAATATTTTAATATTAAATGATAATAATATTTTAGATTCAAATTATGATAATTTATGGAATTCAAATATCTTAATTAAAGAAGAAATTATCAAGATTGATAAAAAAATAAAAGATTTAGTTAAATATAATGAAGTAGATTACTATAACGATACTAGTCATATACTATTTAATTATTATGATATGATTGAAAAGGAATCTAAAAATATTTTTACAAATCAAAAAACTATTTTAGATGCTTTAAATAATAAAAGTGAAACAGTAAATAATTTAAATACAGATAAAAGTCAATTAGTTGATGAATATTTATCTTTAACAGATAAAAAACATATTAAAAAAACAAGTAAAGAAAATTTAGAAATATGTAAAGAATGTGATACAAAATTAACTTGTCTACAACACGAAGCAATATTAGTTTGTGAAAAATGTGGCTATCAAGAAACATTACTTGTAGAACAAAATAGACCAATATTAAAACAAAATACTAAAGATACATCACATTTTAGTTATAAAAGAATTAATCACTTTAGAGAATGGTGTAATCAAGTACAAGGTAAAGAAAGTACAGATATACCAGATGATATATTTGAAAAAATATTAGGAGAAATAAAAAAAGAAAAAATCATAGATACAAAAAAAATAACATATACCAAAATGCGAGAAATTTTAAAACGATTAAGAATTAATAAATATTATGAACATATTAATTATATATTAAATAGAATTAATGGACTTCCTACTCCTCAATTTTCAGCAGAATTAGAAGAAAAATTATGTATTATGTTTAGAGATATACAAGGACCTTTCTTAAAACATTGTCCAAAAGATAGAAAAAACTTCTTATCATATAGTTATGTTTTATATAAATTTTTTCAAATATTAGGATTAAATGAGTATTTAAAATACTTTCCTTTATTAAAAAGTCGTGAAAAACTATATTTGCAAGACCAAATATGGAAAAAAATATGCGAAGAATTAAATTATCCAATAATACCATCATTATAATTTAAGTTTATTTATTTCTAATTTTAAATTAGTTTTTACGTTTTTTTTGTATTTATTACTTAAATTATTTAATAATTTTCCAATTAATTTATATTTTTTACTTAAACTACCACCTCCAGCTTGTTGAGAATCTGTTATTAATTCGGCATTAGCAGCAAAAGAACTTGTTGGATGATTATGATTAGATGGTACAGGGCTAATAATACCTGTTTGTGTTTTTAAAGCTATTGCATGATCTGATGCTCCATATGGCCCAGTGATATAATTAGTCCCTCCTGATTTTTTTTTCATTCTAAAATATATAAACAATTAAATTATTTGTGTTATATAATGAATAAATTGACAAATTATAATACTAAAGATTTATATAATTTTTATGCTTATGTAACAACACAAAAAGAATTTAATTTATATAATTATGATTACGATGATCATAATTTATATAATGTTATTGTATTAAATGAAATAAATAACAAAATTAATAATTATATAGATAATATATATATCTATACACCGATAATTTTTACAAGTGTTTTTGTATTTGGATTAAATAATTTATTTAAAATATTAAATAATTGTAATATTTAATGAGTAGTACAACAAATTATAATGGTGGTTTAGACATGTCTTCTTCAGAAAATATTAAATTTGATTTTGATTCTGTAATTATTGGACAAAACTCAGGTGAAAAATTATATACTAGTAGTAGTATTAATAATAATTTAAATGTATTTATAGGTATAAATTCTGGTATTAATGCCGATAATATTTCAAAAACTATATTAATAGGAGAAAATAGTGGTTATTATTTAAATAATTCAAAAGAAAATATATTAATTGGAAAATATAATAATAATAGAATTGATAAAATTGAAAATACAAATATTATCGGTAATAATAATAATGTTTCTGATAATAATATATATTATACAAATATTTATGGTACACGTAATAATATAAATACAAATTATAAAAATAATATTTATGGAAATTATAATTTAGTAAATAATACATCAAATTCGTTAATAATAGGGAATAGTAATAATATAATTAATACAAATTTATATAATAATTATATATATATTGGTAATAATTTACAAGATAATAATGAAATAATAACAAATATTGATAATATATTATTAAAAAATATAGATAATACAATATTGATTGGAAATAAAAATAAAGTAGGTGTAGGTTATCAAAATAATGATATTAATAATAGTATATTTAATAATGATAATTTTTTATATATAAAAAATGGATTGACGACTTGTAATATAACTTTTAATAACAGTAATAATAGAAGTTTAGTATTAAAAGCAAATAATAATTTATTACGTAATATAGAATACGTATTGCCTGACAATATAAATAATTATAATATAAATTCTAACTATTTTTTATCGGTTAATGATATTAATGAATTATACTGGCATGAAAATACTCATCCCATTGATTTTATAAATACATCAAATTATATTAGAAGATTAGAATATATTACCGAAAGATTTTCAATTTTTGACAAAGAAACATTAGAATTAAATAACAATTTATATATAAATGGTATTTTAACAGTTGAAAATCTTAATATATCGGGTGGTACCGTATATCTAACTCACGATGATATTGATCATTTTCAAGGACCTCAGGGAGCCAGAGGTCTAAAAGGAGATAAAGGTGATACAGGACTTCAAGGAATTCAAGGACTACAGGGACCTCCGGGTGATGGAATTAGTGACATTAGTTATAATAATATAATGGGTACATTAACATTTACAACTGATAATGGTAATAATTTTACTACAGAAGATATAAGAGGAAGAGACGGTGATGGTATTACATCAATATTCTATAATCCTCAAAGAAATAGTTTAATTATAAATGGCACCAAAGAATCTTTAAATTTAGAAACAGGAAGTTTGAAAGGTAATACTGGTGATATTGGTCCTCAGGGACCTATAGGACCGCAAGGTTTAAAAGGTGATAATATGTCTGAAATAATTTTCAAAGATACAAGTAATAATATATTAGCACAGGTTGGTGACATTACATATGGTACAACAGATATAGTTGTACCACAAGGTTTAAAAGGTGATAAAGGCGATAAAGGAGATAGGGGAGATAGAGGACCAAGAGGTTTTTCTTTGTCACAAGGAAAAAATATAGTAATAGATAATCGTAATATAATATCCGTAGATTTTAGTAATATTGAAAATTCATTAAGTATAATTAGTACAAATAGTTCAAATATAGATATACGATTAAATAACTTACCAACAAGCGAACCACTAGAATCTGGAAGATTATGGAATGATGAAGGTTTTTTAAAAATTAAAAGTTAATTAAAAGTTAATATAGATTTTATATTAATAATATGTTGTTTATTATTATTTTTTTTTATTTTTTTATTATTTTTATTAAAGTCTATCATATTATTATAAATAGATTCATAATTTTTTTCAGCATATAATAATATATTATTATTAAATATCCATCTAAAAAAATTTAACTGACCAAGTGTTGTTTCTATCATTTTGTCATTATCTATATAAAAACTAATACGCTCATGTCTTCTAAAAGTATCGAAATATAATTTTGTGTATGATTTCAATTGAGCACGATAATCAAGATAAACATTTATTTTTTTTATATTTTCTTTATTAGAAGGCATTTCATAATATATAGTATCTTTATCGTGCCAATAATAAATATTATTATCTCTTGCGTAATGTGTAACTAACCAATCAATTAATCTTAAAGACAATTTATGTTTTCCGGAAATAATATCATTAAATATTTTTTTATAATTATTATCCCTATTATAATAATCATTAAGTGATTTAAATAATAATTCTTGACAATTATTTTTAGTCATTAAATAATATTTATACATAATTCTTAAGTATTTGTGCGTTTATAATAAATATTTAAATATAAAGGAAAAATAAATTAATTATTCATTTAAACAACCACTTCCAATATCATATAAACCATTTGTTTTTTGCTGAGGTACTATTGTACTAATACCCCAAGGACTTACTGGTATTTGTGGTGCCATTGGCTCATGTCTAATATCTAAACTATTATTTCTACCCACCGAAGTATTTATTCCAATATGATATCCGGCAGTTAAGAAACTACCTTCTAATTCTCCTTCTACTGTTGGATTTACTTTCGCCCATTTTGAATTAGCATCTTGAGGCAATAAATCATCTGAAGTTAATCTTTCTCTTGGAAAGCAAGATAGCGAATTTTCAGGATTTAATTTATTAGCAGTTCCTTCCGATTTTGGTTTAGTTGATTCTACTTTAGAGGGATAAGAAACACCTAATGGATCGGCTGCTTCAAGTGGCGAGTCTCTAAAGAAAGCGGAATCTTTACCTATTGCTGTTGGTTTACTTTCTTGTTGTATATCAGCAACAGATTGAGGGGGTGCTACAGGCGAAGGCATATATTGAGAAGGAGGTATAGATACCGGGGGTCTCGATGTTACATTTCCGTTATATGGAGTTCCAGGAGAAGGAGCACTAACAAAAGTTTCTAATTTATCCATATTATTCATTTGACATTTAGAATTATATGTTATCAATAACAATAATATTAATAATAAGAATAAAGCAATTGAAAATGATATAACAATAGTATTATTTGAAGCCATACCTTAATATTTTTTATCTATCTATTATCATTAATAGATAAAATATTCTTGATATTATTTTTTAAGATATTTATTTTTTTATTCCATAAATTTAAATCCCGAATATCTTTTATTTCAGACATTAAATTTATATTTATTTCCTTAAAATTATCTATTTCCTCTTTTTTTTTATCATATTCTTTCTTTTTTTCTTCCAATATATCCAATGTTTCTATCAATGTTTCATTCCATTCTTTTTCTAATTCTTTATTATTAATATCTACTATATCATTTGTTATATCCTCTATTACTATTTTCTTTATCAACCATTTATTTTTTATTAAATTTTTATATATATATAAACCAATTAATTCTATATCAACATTTATCTTATAATTAGTTTCCTTTTTTATTTTTTCTAACACATTTGTATTCAATTCCTCCGCTTTATTATTTAATATTATCTCACTATTTTTAGATAATAATATATCCAGTGTATTCGTTTGTTCGCAAAATGAACTATAAAATAAATCGTCTAATTCCGCATCATTTAAATTATTATCAAACCATTTTTTATTGTTTTTCTTATAATAATTAAAAGTTTTAATATCAATATCTTTAAGTTGCTTCTGATTTATATCATTTAATATTATTTCTATTTTAGAAGTATTTGATTTATTTGTTATTCTTTTAATATCTTTAATTTTAATATCATCAAAAATCAATTCTATATTTTCACGAGGCACCGATATATAAGCATTTTTTTTAATTAAAGGTTTTTTCAATTTTATAATGTCGTTCATTATCTATTTAATATATTCTGTTTTATAATAAGATATACCTTAAAAATAATATGACGCAAGAAAATAATGATAACTGCGATATATCTAATATTTTAATTGATTATATTAAAGAAGAATTATCTAAATCTAATATAAAAAAAGAAATTATAAAACCATTACTTATTCACTTACTATATTATATTATTCCTTTCATAATATTATTTGTTTTACTCAACTTTATTACTACTATATTTTCAGTATTTTTAGCTTTTCATTTTAAGAAAATTTATTCATAATTCATTCCATTTTTAATATTATTTTTAATAATTGATTCAGATACTATCTTATTATAATTTTCTTTATCATAATTATTTATGATATACCACGCCCTTTCATAACTATCTTTATTTGGTTCATAAGGTTCTGTTTCAATAATATACATATATGTGCCATTTAATATATTTATCTTATTCATTATAATAATAATATTTTAATTATATATCATTTTTTATGCGAATATTTTTATATATTTATTTACTTAATATATATTAAATGAATAATGAAATTAAAAATTTAGAAAAATTACTTGATTTTGATTTAAATAATGAAAATTTTATAATAGATAATATTATTGACCATCACTTTAAAATTAATAATAATAATACAGTTGATATATCAAATGAAATATTTAAAGATACAAATATATTAAATTGGGGAGAAAATATTCCCGCATTACAAGGAAGTAAAAAATTATTTATAAATATATTGAAAAATCCTATAAATGACAAAAATTTACTATTATCAAGACAAAAATCGTATTTTAATGACTATGATGAAGCTTCATTTAAAATATTAAAAGAATTCGAAAGTGATATATTATGGATTTATAAATTAAATCATGAAATTGGCAATGATAATATGATTAATGTTTTATTTCCTAATACATTTTTATGGAAATATATAAATCACTATGAATATTTATTAGACTCTTATCATATATATAAAATATTATTTATACCATTATCGACATTATTTTATCCTTTATCTGCTTTAATTGGTCCTTATATTTATTTACGCAAATATCTAAAATTTGATATGAAAATTACTGACTATTTAGGTATTATTAAGAATTTCTTTTCATTATTTTTCAAAAAAACAGATAATTTCAAATTCAATATTTTCAAATTCATAGTATTTATTATATATGTATCAATCTATATTTATAGTATTTATCAAACTTTCGAATTTTCTTATATGTTATATAAAACTAAAAAAACCTTACATAAAAAAATGCACGGAGTTATTAATTTTATTAATGAAGCCAATAATATTATAGATTATTATTATAAAAACCATGACTTATATAATATCTTAAAACCTTTCACGGAACATATTTATGAACCAAATAGTATAAAATTAACTAATACAATGACAAATATACATAATATTTGGAAAAATGAAAATATGAAAAAAAATATATCTAAATTACTTATTTCAATATATACTTTAGATATTATTAATGAAATTAGTAAAATTAAATTTAATAAATTATTATCTATACCAGAATATAATAATACTGTAACTAAATTATGGAATATTAAAAATCCATTACTTGATGATAAACAAATATCAAATCCTGTCAATTTATCTAAAAACTTTATTATTACCGGTCCTAATGCCGCTGGTAAAACTACTTATGTCAAATCTATATTATCTAATATTATTTTATCTCAAACAATTGGTCTTACTTATTCTAAAAAATCATCCATGATTATTTATGATTGTATTTATTCTTTTATGAGAATATCTGATGAATTAGGCACTAAGTCTTATTTTGAAGCTGAAGCAGAACTTTGTGCTAATATGATTGAAAAAGCTAATAATTTAATTGATAGCGATAAAAAAGGTATATTTTTCATGGATGAACCCATGCATTCTACACCTCCAACAGAAGGTATAGCAACTGCTTTTGCTGTAGCTGAAAAATTAGGTAATAATAGAAATATCAATTTAATAATAACTACACATTTTTATAAATTAACTAATTTAGAAAAAATATATCCAAATAGATTCATTAATTTATCAGTAAATGCTATTGAAAATAATGATAATAGTTTCACATTCCCTTATAAAATTAAAAGAGGCTCTTCAAAACAATGTATTGCTATAGAATTATTATATAATAAAAACTTTCCATTAGATGTTATTAATGCTGCGAAAAATATGAAAAAAATAATATGCGATAATATTTTAGATTAAATGATTAACTTTCCAAAGTTTAACTTAAACAATATATCATATTATCTTTTTATTTTATTTGGCTTACTTACTATTTTGATTATTTTATTCTTTTGGAGAAGAATATCAGAACTAAACAATGCTAATAATACATTAGAGAAAAAAAATTCATTACTAAAAAAAGAAAATAAAACACTAAAAGAAGGTAATAGTACTATTAATAATACTGATATAGATGATACCATGAAAGATATATTCGATAATATAAACACTAACGATGATTTAGATATAAAAATTGTAAAAAATAATGATAAACAAAAAGAATTTTTTGAAGCACCCGTAGAAAATCCTGTACCATTACCTGTTGCTCAAAATTTTCCCGAACCAACTAAAGTAGTTAAACCCGTAGCTACTCCAGCTCAACAAATGCCTTCTATAGTACCTAACGTTCCTTCACAGCCTCCTGTACCTAATGTTCCTCCGCCACAACAAATGTATAATAAAGATTCCCCTCAAGTAGAAAGACAAATGCCGAAAGTCGTTCATATAATACCTGAAAAATTACCAAATCCTGTACCACCACCTCCTCCTCAACAAGTTAAACCGGAACCTAAAATAGTAGAATTAGAACAAAAAAATGTAGGAAAAACAATTAATTTAACCACAGATATAAATATAGATGATATTGATAATATTGAAGAATTAGCATCTGTAGTATCTGATAATAATAGTACATATACTAAAAGTAAATTAAATAGGCTTAATTTGGATAAAATAAAAGAAATATGTGCAGAAAATAATTTATCTTTAGAAGGAACAAAAAATGTATTAATAGATAGAATTTTAAATGCTAATATATAAATAAAAATATTCTTAATTACTATTAGATAGAATATTAATATATATTATGAATAATACTACTAAAAATAATTTATGTCCTTTAAAAATGTCTGATGGTCGTTCTATTACTGATTATAGACCCAAGTGTATAATTAATTATGAATTAATGGAAAATATGACTGAAAATAATCTTATAAAAAGTAGCTATGAATCTAGAATGTATTTACAACAAAATGCTGAATCAATAATTAAAAAAGATATGGAAAAATGTAAAGCAAATATGATGCCTTTTGATTCTAAAAATAAAAATCCTATTGATAATGTTACAATGCCTAATAAATATTATGTTACTTGTGATAATGTATCTTGTACTAAAAAAGTATTTGATGAATTAGGTTTAGGTACTTCTATAAATACTGGTTCTTTTAATTAATTTACTTATTTTTTTTATATTAATATTTTTATAGAATATGAATATTAACAATGAATATGTTTCAGCAAATATTAAATTAGATAAATACAATTTAATTATTTCTGGTAATAAAAAAGTTAATAAAGATCTTTATGTATATGCCTCTAATCCTCCAGATACTTTAGGAAATTATAGTGGTACTGCTTTACCATTCGCAAGTGTTGATATAGCATTTGAAAATACTTGTAATTTCAAAAAAATAACTACAAATTCATTTGAATTTACGTTTAAATATCCCAATACTTTCTATTCTTTACCCGATGGTAATATCAAAATGCCTTCTGCTATTTATTTTTCAACTGATGGATTTTTAAGCGATAATAATGCGAAATTTATATTAGAAGATACTTGTCCAATTAAAAGTTTAACAAGTAGAAATGCTCTTAATAAACCTGAATTTTATAATGACAAATATAAAGATTTACCCATCACAAATAATTTAACTAATATGATTAATTTAGCAAATTACAAAATTATAAATAATAAAGGCTAATTTATTTTTTTACTTTTTTAACAGTTTTTTTAGGTTTTTTAGGTTTAGTAGGTTTTTTAGTAGGTTTTTTAGTAGGTTTTTTAGTAAGTTTTTTAGTAGGTTTTTTAGTAGGTTTTTTGGTAGGTTTTTTGGTAGGTTTTTTGGTAGGTTTTTTGGTAGGTTTTTTGCCTCCTTTACTACCAAAGAAGCTACCTATACCACTTACGACATTTCCTGTTGTTTTACTCGCAAAATCACCTACATCTCTTGTTGTTTTATCAGCTAAACCTCTTATATCTATGCCAATTCTATCATTATGATCATCGCATTTTAATTTTCCACTATTTATTAAATTACCAAAATCAATTGTATCGTATGTCTTAGTGGTAGCATTAAATTGCCCTGATATTTTATAATTCTTGATTGTATTATGATAACTCTTATAATGTTCGTTGATTTTACATAAAATGTTTTTTAAATATACATCATTCTTGTTCTTAAATCTATCAATCAAACGCTTTACTAATTCACTATTATCTCTATTTATTAACATATCTTTATAATTATCAAAATAAGAATTTATATATTGATAATCACTTTCAATTATTTTATTTTTTATTTTATTATATTGTATTTTTTCCAACTCTTTTCTCTGTCTCTCCTTCTCTGTTTTATTTTTCTCATCTCTCTTTTTTGCTAATTGTCTCTCTTTTTTTTCTTGTTCTTCCTTTAATTTTTCTGCGTTATATCTATATCTATCACGTTCTGATGGGCGGGCTATACCTGGATTTCGTGATGCTAATCCAAGTTGACTATTTTGTGATTCTCGCAGAGGGATGTATCCATCTCTTAATATTCTTTTATCCTGTTGA